ACAAGCACTTATAACCTTAGTGGATACTCTGGATTAGTTGACTTAATAAAAATATAATGTTACTTTTATGTAAAATAACCGTTGTATAAATATACAGCGGTTTGCATTTTTATACAAGCCAGGAGGCTGTATGTGCTTGTTTGGACCTTGGGGTAGTTATGACGAATTTTATGAAGCATGGAAAAACTCTGCATTGCACATACCTTTAGATTTATCTGTTGTATATTTGCGTTTGTTAAGTTGTGGTACTATGCATTTTACAGCAAAGATACCGAAAGACAGTAAGTACCTTGTTCATACGACTACAAGAGATACTATTTGCGGTTGGCATAAGCGTTTAAGCGATCCAGACTCATATGCACGCAGAGTATATTATGGTTGCGACTGGAAGAAAGCAGTTTTATATGCAGAAATTTTTGAAATAGACCCTTTAATGATTGTAAATGAAAATGCTTTTAAATCTGAAAAATATACTGTTATCGGCTCTAACTATTGGTATCGCCCGTATAAAATACTTTTTACAGCATACCAGCAAGGTATACCTCTTAAAGATCTTGTACCTGAATGGTATCACCCAAACTTAGAACAAGCAAAACGTGAATGGTTTTTTTCAAAATACCATATAATGCTGTATGCAGGTGCTGCACAAACTAATAAATACAACACATACAAAAAGCGTATGCATTTGTATAATGCACTTTGTGTTGCTGAAAAATTAGGAATACCTATTAAAGATTTATTTATAGATGAAGCACCTAAGAATAGAACAGCTTTTGGCATGACTGCCCAAACATTAGGTAAATTAGATGAAGTAGATTCAATGTTTGTTTACGCTGTAGGGCATTTATTAGCTAATGGTGTAGGTGCTACAGATGACGGTGAACTCGAAGATGCGTTACGGAAGTTGATAGCTAAACGTAACGAGTGGAGGAATATATATCGTGCGAAAAAAGGATCAAACACAGAAGGAACAACTTGATAAAAAAGTTGTGGAGTATCTAAAAAGCTTAGAACCTGTGGAGGAAGATGACGCTACATCCAGTGTAGCAGTTTTACCAGCTAATGTAGATGAACTTATACAGACATTAGATGAAACGATAGTATCCTACTTAACAGCACCACGTCTGCCTGCGAAAGAAGATTTTAAAACAATGTTTGAATTATCATTAGAGTTTGAAGATTTTCTGCGAGTATTTAAAGAACGTGTTGCTGTTAGTGCATTAACTTATGTGCCAGCAGCGGTACACGCTATGGGTAAACTGGCAGCACAAGGAGATGTCCCAGCGGCTAGAGTATTATTCACTTTAGCTGGTATGGATACTAACAGTAAATCAGGCAGCACCAGTAATGTTTTAACTCAAGTTAATGTAAATGTACCTACTTTAAAAGACATGGTGGTGGACGTCAGTGACAGCACAGACTGATATTTTATGTGCCGCACACGCTAAAGCAGATTATAAAGAATATTTAACACAATTAACCCTGTATTTTGTGGATAGACTATTTCCAAAAAGTGCTAAGAAAACTATTATGGATATGCCACTAATTGGGCCTAATGGTTTACGTCAACAGTTAGGCGAATTAAGTTTAGAGTATTTTGCTAGAGCGTATTTTCCAGAATATTTCATTAAACCGTTAGGTGATTTTCACAGAGCAGCGTATGAAGAACTAACTAAAATTTTAGCTAAACCTCCTTCACGTAGGCGTTTAGCCAGAGGATGGCCTCGTGGTTTTGCTAAATCGACTATCTTTAACTTTTTCACACCTACAAATGCTATGGTTTATGGTAAGCGTGGTTTTATACTGCAAGCTTCTGATACTGAATCACAGGCTACAAGTTTCCTTGCAGATATTAAAAATTCTTTAGACGGTAATCCACATATATTCCAAGATTTTGGTGATGTCAAAGGGAATGTCTGGCGCAGCGATATGGTTGCAGTTAAAAATGCTAAAGGTGTTAGTTATGTGGCGGCTATAGGTGCAGAAAGTAGTGCTCGTGGTATTAGGCAAGCACAATTTAGACCACAGCTTATTACACTTGACGATTTAGAAAATGATGAATCTGTGCAAACGTTGGATAGGATAGAAAAGCGGTATAAATGGTTAACACGCACATTAATTCCTATCGGTGACGAAACTACTGACATAATTTATGTAGGTACTGTTTTAGCTGAATCTTGTGTATTTGATAGAGTATTAAACGATCCTGCATGGGATGCACAAAAATACTCAGCAATAAAACGGTGGAGTGACTCACCCTTGTGGGATGAGTGGAAACGTTTATACACAGATTTGACGGTAAGTAAAGAAGAGCGCAGTAAGCAGGCACGAGAATTTTATGAAGCAAATAAAGAGGATTTACTTAGAGATACTGAGGTGCTGTGGTCCGAAGGTAAGTCTTATCTTGATTTAATGGAAATGTATATAGATATTGGTGATTTAGCTTTTCAAGCGGAAATGCAGAATACACCGATTAATCCACAGGACTGTATATTTAAACGTGATTGGTTTAGTTACTACGATCCAGAAGTTACACTAAATCGTATAAAAATTGTGGAGTATGCTGGTGCAGTTGACCCATCTCTTGGTAAAAGCAAGCTAGGCGATTATACTGCTATTATTACATTAGGGCGTGGTAGTGACGGATTTATTTATGTTATTGATGCTTTAATAGAACGGATGCCGCCTGATAGGATTATTGACACTATTTTACAAAAAGCAAAACAGTATAGATATACACGTTTTGGTATAGAAGTAAACCAATTCCAAGATTTGTTACGTTTAGAACTGCTTAGAGAAGCAACACGTCGAAATATCTATTTACCTGTCACAGAAATGCGACATAATAAAGATAAGGTCATACGTGTCCAGTCTTTAGTACCATATGTAAAAAATAGATACTTACGATTTAACAGGAATCACACACTTCTTTTAGACCAACTATACAATTTCCCTAAAGGTAGATACGATGATGGCCCAGACGCATTAGAAATGGTTGTACGTCTGCTTAATACAGGGCCAAGCATTAGTGCAATGGAAGGTGGTGTGGATTCCAGTTACAGTAGAAGAACCTTTGATGATGACGATGATAATGCTAGAAGTTACGGTCTTAGCTGGACAGATTTTTAAGAAAGGGGTTATGAAATGCCTTATTGGTTCGCAGTCGTTTTATTGTTGTGGACACCATTTATTTGCTTATCGAGTATAATTATAGGTGCTTACATCATGTGGTGCAAAGAGCGAGGTGCTAATCCATTAACTGATGTGAAAACTGTATTTATGCCTGAACCTTCTACTGCAAATAAAAATATAGATGAAACTATAGGTTTTTATGGCTAGGAAGGTGGTGGTGGGTACGTGATATATACAGATGACTACATACCAAAAGATTTAATGGATGATGAAGAACTGGAGGAATTAGAAGCACTAGAAAAATTTAAAATAGACGAACAACTAGAAAAATTAACTGAGCGTGTGCAAAATCATTTGGATTGGGCAAAAAATAGTACAGGGCGTAAAAAAGCGGAAGCCCGTTGGCGAGATGCTTGGAATTTTTGGTGCGGCAGACAATGGGATGGTATTCAGTCTTTTGGTATTCGAGGTAGAGATGCTGCTAGAAAGAGTATGAAACCTTGCCCTGTGGATAACTTTTTCAAGGCACAAATAGAGGGTATTGTCGGGGACATTTGCGATTCACCTGTGGATATTATTTTATCGCCAACAGAACCTAGTGGTGAAGAACTTGTTTTAGCGTATCAAGCTGCTGTTAAACATGTATTGCGTGTTAATAGGTTTGAACGACAACGTGAAACCATAGTACGTAATGCAGAATTATATGGGCCAATGTTAGGTAAAGTATATTGGGATTCGGAGTGGGTTGGTGGTTATGACGTACCGTTTGTAGGTGAAGTGCAAATAGTTACTATTTCACCAGAAAATTTATTTATTGACCCACGAGTTAAGGCTACAGATCCATTAGCAATATCCTGTGCTGAATTCATTATATACGCTGTTAAACGGTCTTTAAGTTATATTAGGAAACGCTATCCAGAAAACGGGCATAAAGTACAAGCGGATACCTATGCAGGGTATTTATCTACAATTAATCCTGAACAAGCAGAAGGTGCTATTAGTCCAGAAGATATGTCAGTGTTGCTGATAGAGTATTGGTACACAGGAGAACCTATTGCACCTAATTTTCCTATGGATTTAGAATATGAGCCTTTTACCGATAATACTGGTAAAGGTGTTCATGTAGCAGTTGTTGCTGGCGGAGTATTGCTAGAGCATAAAACATATGTTTATCCAAAATATCCATTTGCAATAGATTGGCTATACCCTAACGAAGAAAGCGGTTATGGTTATAGTGATGCTCATGACATGCTATTACCTCAGCTTATTTTGAACAAATTAAATGAAATAGGTATTGAAGGACATTCTATACATTCTGTGGGTAACTGGGTTACAGATGAAGGAAATATCCGTAATCCACAGCAATTTCAGAAATTTGCGACAACAGGTGGTGCTATCTTACCAGTCGTTGATGTTAGTCGCATGAAGCGTGAACTTGGTGGTGGTGTTTCTGGCTCATTGTTTAACCACTACAATCAAGAACAACGTGCTATGGAAGCTGTTAGCGGCAGAGTTGATATAACGCAGGGTCGTGCACCAAGAGGTATACGAGCAGCGTCTGCTATAGCCCTCTTACTGCAACAAGCTGCAGGACGTATTAGGCAGCGTTCTAGATCAGTTGCCAGCTATGTTGAGCAGGTAATAGATTTAGTTATTATGAATATAGGACATTTTTATACCGACGAACGTTTAATACGGGTTGACGGTATAGACGATAAACCTAAATGGCTGACTGTAACTAAAGACTCTTTTGTTAGGTACAAAAACTATGTGGATTTGAATGGCAACCAGATACAAGAGGAATTTATACCACAATTTGATATTATCGTTAATGTAGGTTCAGAAACGCCTACATCGAAAGTATATTATGCAGAATTAGCAACACAGTTATATGATAGAGGTATTATAGACGAAATAGCATTACTTGAAGTATTAGATTTCCCAAGATGGCGACAAGCATTAGAGCGTAGAAAGAAAGCAGAGCAGGAAGCTATGCAACAACAAATGCAAGCTTCTGCGATGCAAAATAACGCTGGTGGAGGTGTTATACCACAAGATACACCTATAAATATACAATCTAATATACCTGAAACACCTGTAGCAAATCCCATAAACGAACCTGTGGGTATGCCTACAGAAAGTGTGCAGGAAAGCGATACTGCTACAACAAATATTCCACCAGAACTACTAGAACAACTAATGTTATCACTGCAAGGTGTACCACGTAATCCTAGTGGTGCAGTTGTAGGTACTGCTGATGACGATGAACTAACGCAGTTAGTGGCATTGATTCAGCAGTTACAGATGGGTAGAACCCCGATTACCTAAGCGGCACATCGGCTTTTCAGATGTGGTAAATACGCCTACACACAGGGTGTTAAAAATGTGTGTATATTACCCGTCGCAGTATGGGTTAAGCTGTAGGGGAGGATATTTAATGTTTAAAAAAGAAGATGATTTTAGATTTGATTTGCAATTATTTAGTGGTGCTGGTGACGATCCTTTAGTAGATGACGATGACGATGATGACGATGATGTTGGTAGTCTACTAGATGCTTTTGATTTGGATTTAGATGCTGATGACGATGATGAGGATTATGACGATACTGAGGTTATACCTAAATATCGTGTACAGCAGCTTATTAAAGAACGTGTGAACAAAGCACAGCGTAAGTACCAACGGTTAGCAGACCAATTTAAAGAAATTTTTGGTGTTGATCCAGAAGAAGCTATGGAATTAGCTAAGCAGTATCAGACTACTGCAGGGTTTGATAATGCACAGCTAAATTATGGCGTACCACAAAATAATTTTGTACCTGACGGTTATATACCCGAAGGTGCTTATGCACAGCCTGCACAGTCAACGTATCTTGCACAAGATCCAGTAATCGCAGATTTGCTTGCATGGAAGGAGAACATAACACGCAGGCTTAATACTGAGCGTGAAGCTATGGAGTTTGTGCAGATGTTTCCGGGGGTTACTGAGATACCTCCAGAAGTAATTGCTAGACGTAATGCAGGTGGTGTTACTTTAGCCGAAGCATATAGTATTTATTTAGGTAATGACATCAATAAACATACAGCAAATGCTCGACGTGAGGGTGCTGAAGCCGCTAAAAGGAATATCCAGCGTAATAAAGCGTATAGTACAGAGGGTGCAAATTACTTTGCAAGCTCTGGTGCTAACGATGTGGATATTCTTAGTAGCGACGAACGTGAATTTGCTGTTAATGTTTTAGGCATGAGTCCTAAACAATATTTAAGGTATAAGAACAAAGCACAGAAGTATCGTTTTACTGAATAGGAGGTGTCATTTTAATGTTTAGATTAGTTGAACAGACTGATAAAGCTCCAGTAATTATGGAGTTTTATGTGAAAAATAATGAAGCTATTGCTGAAGGTGAGTGTTTAGTTTTCGCTAACGGCAGGTTAACCAAGGCATCTGCTGGTGGTGCTGTAGCAGCAGTTTCTCTACATAGTGTCGAAGCAGGTATCGACAAAACCTGTAAAGTGCATTTAGTCCTTCCCGGACAAGTTTGGGAAACAACTTATACAGGTAATTCAGATACCGGCTTTGTGGTAGGGTGTGCCACAGCAGATATAGATGACACTGGCACTATGCTGAACGCTGCAGCTGTTGCATCAGGGCCTTGTGCTATAATCGCCATAGACGGTGCGAACGCTAAAGCCAAAGTTGTTTTCAAAAATAGACAGTTATCTTAAAGATAATCTTACTTAATGGAGGTGGCGCGGCATTATGATGACAAGAGAAAAATTTGCACAGTTTCTAGAACCCTATTTATTTCAGGTTTACGAACAAACCATAGAGCAAGGTGACGACCTTGTAACTAGATTATATAACGTAAATACTTCTGAAAAAGCGGAAGAAAAAGTTGCTGGTATCGGTAACTTGGGGTTAATGCAAAAGTGGAATGGTTCTGTTTACTATGACACACCTAACCCCTTGTGGGATAAAGTTTATCGCCATGAAAAATATTCTATTGGTATTATGATTGAGCGGGATCTTTGGGAAGATGCACAATATCCAGAAATTAAATCCCGTATAAACGGTGCTACTTTATCCGTACATCGCACCAGACAGTTACATGCAACAAGCGTTTTCAATAATGCTTTTGATATTAACTTTCCTGGGCCTGATGGCAAACCTTTATGCGATACACAGCATCCTTTATATCCGGGTGCTACTGAAGTACAGAGTAATGCTGGTACTTCTGCACTCAGTATTGACAACATCGAAGCTACCCGCATAGCTATGATGAATTTCACTGATGACAGAGGTAAAAAACTTTTAATACAGCCGGATACCATATTAGTTTCACCCTCCCTGCAAATGCGTGTGGAAGAATTTTTGAAATCTGATGGTAGAGCCGATACCGATAAAAGAGCAGATAACGTTCGTAAAAATGCGTACAATGTTATTGTGCTTCCTTTACTTGAAAATAGTAAAAATTGGTTTATGGTAGACAGCAAATTAATGAAACAGTATCTGATGTGGTTTGAAAGACGTAAACCTATACCTGAAAGAGATGAAGATTTTGATACTGAAACTCTTAAATGGAAATATGTATGTAGATACAGCTTTGGTTTTCATGGATGGCAGTGGATTTATGGACATAATGTAGCATAAATATGTAGTTAAGCCTAGTTGTTAGGGGGGCGATAGCAGAGGGATAGCACAGCGTCCCTCTGCTAATTGCATATTATAGGGAGGTGTGACGTTAGTGCAATGCGATCAGCATGAGAATATGTGTATGGAAATGCGTACTTTAAATAAACGTGTGGCTACATTAGAGAAAAATGCTTTAATCAACGATCACTTAATTGATAATTTATGTGAACAGTTAAGCACACTTACAGAGGAAATTAGACATTTAGCAGTAGAACAAGGAGAGCGTATTACACAGCTAGAAATACAAAATAGCTCAGATAAAACTGAATTGCGGTATTTAGGGGAAAAGATAAACCAAGCTATATCCATATTCCTGTGGGGTGCTGGTGCGCTAGCTACATTCTTATTAGGACTACTAACGTACGTACTCCAAACAAAAGTGTTATCTTAGCGTGGAAAAGAAGGTGGTGTCTTATTAAATGAATTTGTTAGAGTTATGTAATTACTACTGGTGGAGCATTGACGACAACCCTGCTAATCCGCTGCTTATGGATAAACAAACTTTAGTACAGTTAATTAACCAAGCACGTCAGGACTTAGCTAAAGATTTAAATATTATAAAGGAGGTAACTTTAGTACCTGACGCTAATGGCGTTGTGGATTTACCTGAGGATTTAATATTACCCCTGCGTGTTATTTGGGAAGCTGGTGGCAACACCACTGAATTAACGCCTATTTATGACATTAATTTAGCGAATGTGGGTTCGTTAGCAGTTACGCAATACCTATTCTTAGAACGATTACGCATACAAATTTTTGATAAACCGCCAGAAGCTGGTGTAGTAAGAATGTGGTATAAAGCGTATCCAGACGATTTAGTAGAAGATACAGACGTACCAGACGAATTGCCCGTAGAATACCATGAATTACTAGTAACCGTATATGTACGCAGTAGACACGCAATTAAATTAGGACAGTTTGCTGTGTACCAAAATTTAGCAGCCTTATGGGAAGATATTAAACGTGAGTTAGCTGGTGTTGTTGACGTTCGTATTAAACCTGTGGTTGCAGAGAGGGAGTTTTTATGGTAAGACGTTCATTAAATTATTCTTGGGCATCTGCTGATATAAAACAGGAATTTATCGCATGGGAAGGTTTTAACGGTATGGACTTAGTAAGCGATACTGTAAACCTTGCTAAAGACTCTGTGACTTTTGCTCTTAACGCAGACTTTACTACGAATTATGGTGCTATTACTAAGTGTCATGGTATAGACAAACTGTTTCAAGTACCTCCACCAATTAAAGGCAGTGCTTTAGTAACTATAAAAAATAAGCAATATATTCTTATTGCAACTGATAAAGATTTGTATGCCGTGCAAGGCGGACGCCGTATATATTCATTCAATACTAAAGATACATGGCAAACTGGTACGGGTACTGTTGAGTACACTGCTGAAGGCACAATTAAAATACCTAGTGGTCAAACGACAGCTTATTGGCAATCGCCAGTGCTTTCATTAGGCGACTGGCCTTATGAAGCTACTTGCACCTACTTAGCAACAGTACCCACAGGCAGTACACTACTTGTGGAATATGCTAACAGCGAAGATAATGCAACATGGTCTGATTGGGCAGAATTACCTAGTAACGGTATACCTGATACTATCACTAATTATATGCGTTATAGATTTACATTAACCGGTGCTACTACAGATTTTTATGTAGCTAGTTGTACTTGTTATATAAGGGGTGAATTTCAAAATCCCGTAAAAGTATATTCTGGTTTAAGCGGTAACTACGTTAATTTTGCTACATATAAAGATAAGGTTTACATTGCACATGGTGGTAGGCCTTTAGTGTTTAATGGTACAAATGTTAGATTAGCCGGTGTGGATGCCCCGAAAAGTGCGGCGACTATTGCAGCGTCCACAACTGCGGGTGCGCCTAACGGTAAGTATACTGCCCGTTATACATTTGTTAATGCTGATAAAGTAGAGTCTAATCCATCACCTGTATCTGCTGAGCTAACTGTAACTTCTAAACAGATAAATTGGACAATTCCTGTTGGGCCTGAAGGTACAGTGGCTAGACGGTTGTACCGCACAACAGCTGACGGCAAAGCTCATTACTTTGTAACGGAAATTGCTGATAATACTACCACAACTTATACAGATAACAAAAGTGACGCAGAACTTCTAACATCCACAGCATTAGCTGATGACAACAATGTGCCACCAGAAGCAAGCAATATCTGTTTACATGGCGACGTTATGTTCTATGTAGATAGTACGGATGATAAAACCTTGTGGTATTCAAAACCTGGGATGCCTGAGCAAGTACCACAAATATCAGGCAAACGGTTTTATCTAACATTTCCTTCAAGTATACGCATGATTTATAGTTTCTCTAGCGTACTTTTTGTATCTGGCTACGGATACACTAAGTTTATTTCTGGTAAGATTTTTCATAGTGACCCTACTGTTAGTGATATAGTAATTAACGATTTAGGTGGTATGGGTGCTTTGCATCAGGAAGTTGTTGCACCGATAAATACACAAAAAGGGCCTATCGGTTTAGCAATGCTTACGGATAGCAAAGAACTTTTTTTAATTACACCTACTGTTATAGATGATATTTTCTCTGTACCGCCTATTTCTGGCCATGTTCAACCGCTGCTGTATGATAGTGCGGATGCAGGTAAATATTCTGTTAAATCTTTTAGGGATAATTTATTTGTGATATTTACTCCAGAACATCCATCTCTTACACAAATAGCTGATAGTGCTATATTAAAGTACAATGCTACTACTAGACGGTGGCAGGGTGTAATTACAGCACCTGTTAATAATATATTAACTACTCCTTGGCGTATGTATGCGGTTATGGAAGATGGCTCTGTGGGAAGGTTTCTTACTGCTGAAGATGTACTTTTGTGGGGCAAACGCTGGGGGTCTTATTGGGGGCATGTACCCACAACTATAATGGATAAAACTGTACCATTTATTGTAGATACTGCATATAAGGCGCCATCTAAATCACAAAAAGCACGTTATCGTTATTTACAATTAATTGTTAGTGGCGATAGTATAACTGATAATTTAGAAGTGCATGTTGTTGTAGATGGTGTAACACAGGTTGTAAAAGTTGGCCCAAAAGAGAATTGGAATGTGAGAAATATTTATGGCGGTACATATGGTTTTGGGCGGCAAAGTGCTGTTATTTCTGGTATATTTCCATTAAACTTACCGCCGGGGCGTTTTGCAGGTATACGTCTTTATGATGAGTCTCCTTATCCAATCACTGTATATGCAGTAGTATTAATATGTGAACCAGTACGATTAATGCAGGGAGGGATATAAGTGGCTGAAGTCAAGCGTACTTTTGACGGTACTATTGGTCAGCGTTCTAAAGGACGCGGCGGGGCTGACCAAATAGAGTATGATTTAGATAATTTATTTGCGATGTTAGATCCATCTAGTACCATAAAAGACTTTGATACGGGACAAACATATCCCGGCGGTATAAAACCAGAATATTTAGCAAGCGATTTTAGACTTAACGATACTTTCGTAGGTGAACGCACAATAAATCCAGATATTACTGAACCGTATGCAGAAACAGGTACGTTAACTAAATTATTAAGCTGGTTCGCTAAGCGTTTTAGCGAAATATTGGGAACAGGTTCTTGGAAAAGCACTCCGCCTGTGACACTTACAGAAGCGTATCAACACATAACAGCAGACGCACCCCATACAAGACATGAAACATTGGAAGGTGCACAGGCAAAGGTAGATTTACACAATGCTACTACAAATAACGTACATGGTGTAGCAGGAAATGTTGTTGGTACTACAGATACGCAAACACTTTCTAATAAGTCTTTAGGTTCAGATTTAAATGCAGCTAACAACAAAATTATTAATTTAGCTGCACCTACGTCTAATACAGACGCAGCCACAAAAATTTATGTAGACAACACCTTAGGTACACATAAATCTAGTAACGATCACGATAGTAGGTATTACACTAAAAACCAGCTTGCTACAGCAGGACAAGCTATTGTAAGCTGGGGTAATCTTGTGGATGTACCTAATCTAGCTGACCCAAATTTTGCAGGGTGGTTACCACATAGAAATAATTTACCTCTGGATAAACCTGTAAATACTGTATATGGTGTAACAGATGATGGGGATGGTAAACCAGCGTTGTATGTATGTGTAGCAACCAGCGGTGGTTTAGATGCTCAGTGGAAAAAAATAGGCGATGTGGATTGGACAAATAACCACAGCGGTTTAACTGGTTTGCTTAATGATGATCATCCGCAGTATTTAAA